ATGAACAAGGCACCTAAAGTATTATCAATAGTTGGAGGAAAAACAAATATGAAAACAGCTGCTGCTCTTAAATCCGTTGCAAAATCAATAAAAAATAGTAATGAATTGCAATCTCGAAAATCACGTAATAGGTTATCTTCTGTAATTTATAAACAATTACAGACTAAACAAAAAGAAAAATTGAAAAATTTCGCGTCAAGATACTACGCAAGTGTTCCTCGTAAACAAAATGGAACTTATTGGAATATTACAATGAATAATAAAAATAGAACAGATTTAAAAAAAGAAAATGGAAAATTCGTATTAAATTATTTAAAATCTACAAAACCAAAGTTATATAACAAAATAAGACGTGGTGATTTATTTATTAATGTAGCACATCCGCATGCTCATTCGTATGGAAGTAGAGGTCATGTTCATGGCATATACATATTTAACAGAAAAGCTAATAATTTGATTTTACGTCCATTAAATCATAGTGTAGACAGAGGTTTTGGATACGGAGGCATTCCTGGTAATTTTAAAGTTATAACAGAATTTCCTAATCCAAATTATTGGGCTAAAATAGAGAGCAATTTTGATCGCAGCAAAAACAAAAAATTTAGTACAATACCTAATCGAAATTTGCCATCATTTAATTGGTACCATTATAATGTTACAATACCAATTAAAGATCTGAAAAAAAGTATAAAATATAATAATAACAACGGAATATTTACAGTAAATCATTTTGGAATTAAATATAAAGTCAATGCTTCGGAATTTTATACTACTAATGAATTGAAAAAACTTAATTCGGTTTTTGTTAACCAAATGTTAAATTCTGTAAAAGTTTTAAATTAAATATACTTAAAGAATTACATATGAATTATACTTGTAGTGAATTTTATCGGTGCCATGACCGAGCGGTTAAGGTGGTCGCCTGCTAAGCGATTGTGCAATGCACTCGCAGGTTCGAATCCTGCTGGTACCGATAAATTTCACTTTGTTTTTTGTACAATATACGACTTAAATAGCGCGATTTCTCATAGTAAAATGGAAGACCCTGTGTACGATACAGCTTTGCTAAAAGCTCAAGAATCTAAAATATTTGAAGCAATAGTAAATTGTTGTGAAAATAACAAACAATTTATTGCTAATGGATTTAAAGAATTGGGACGTTCCAACGGAACAATTGGTTATGACAAGTGGGCCGAACGCTGTACTACATTTCTTTTAAATAAGCAAAAAAACGAATTATCGATGGTTGATGAACTATATAATGAGAGGATTGTGTCTGATGAAGTACGGGTGTGTAATGATTGTGTGATATTTGTAGATAGCAAGTGTAACAATTCAACCGATAATGATCAATATAAAAATAATTTACATCTTGGAATCAACCAATGCAATTGGGGAGGTATATATATTAAACCTAAACCCAGAGTACACAGAGATCCTCATGAAACTTCAGGTCCGTTTTTGGGGTTTATTAAGCCCTTTTATAAAGAAAAGCCTACATTTACATATTTTATTAAATATGTGTACAAAAATACACAAGAGAATACAGACATATTGACACACCTTCAGATATATCTTATTCCGCACCGTTACACAAGAACATCTTACGAGGGAATTTTTAGGAAGGGCAAACAAAAGTGAGTCTGAACAGCGTCTTCTTAATTCCTGACATTCTTGTAAAAGAAATAGTTATGCCTCAGATTGATTAAATCGATCTGTCATTATTTTGCAGAATTCAGGGATTTACATCTATCATTACGGATTTTATGTTATTTTTCATAGCTGCAAGCCCTGTTGTTCCAGATCCTGCAAATGTATCTAAAACAGTTCCGTCAGACGGACAAAATGCCTTGATGATTGTATCAGGCAATTCAATTGGAAATTGGGCAAAGTGAGTTACTTTTGAGTGTTGTAACGTAATATCCCACAAATCTCCTGGATTTTTGCCTTTAGGGTTGTTTTTTACAGTTTGTAATACATAATGCGTTTCATACATTAAATTGTCGTATGTATTATCAAATTTCAGTATTTCTTTTAGTTTTGGCCAATCTTCTGGTGTTGGCAAAGATCCACCACGGTCTTCTCTAAACCAATGTCCAGCCTTGTCTTTATAACCAAGTATTTCGTCAATAGTTTGTCCCGTTTTTTTTGCTTTCCAAGACTTGTAATATCCCTTAAGATATTTAATAATTTCTAGTTTCAATTTTGGAGTTATTTCGGCTACTCTTTGCAAAGAATAGCTAAGCCCTTTACTTGATTTACGCCCTCCTGCACTACCACCAATATTAATGTTTTGATTTACATATTTTCCTTTGTAATTTTTTTCATTATTGTATTCCTCTATTTTAGATTGGTAGTTTTGCGAAATAAATGCATCCTTTGTTAAAATTTCTGGAAAATTATGGTCTTTTGATGGATTTTTTGTTTTATGCTCAATTCTAATTGCATCAATGTTGTGGTAATACTTATAATTATAATACTTACCAGAATCTTTTGAAAAAAAATAAATAGGTTCCCATGTATTTGTAAGCCTATCTTGAACACCTGATGGTTGGTGATTGGGTTTGTACCAAACTATCTTATTTCGAAGACACCATCCATTTTCAGTCATTTTGAGACAAAGACGTTCAGGCAACATCATCAACGATTTTCGTTTGTCATATTTATCACCAATATTGAGAAAAAGTGTTCCCTCGTTTTTTAATACTCGTTTACATTCATTTGCCCATAAAATCATTTTTTCAATGTAGTTATTTACACATGATTCGTTTCCCCATTGCGAACTATTTTCATAGTCTCGTTGACCCCAGTATGGAGGTGAAGTTATAATACAATCTATTGACTCTGTGTCTAGTTTTTGTATTTGCTCAATAACATCACCACACATAATTACAGGAACGTTCATATTGATATTTATATACACATTTTATTCTTTAGATATGTATATGTTTAATTTTACTTAAACCTAAAATATCTTATATTATAATGTTATCAATAACAATACCTAATGTTGTAAGAAAAAATAGCGTAAATCTGAGTCCGGTATCGTCTCTTGTAAAAATGTTTCATGAAAATCCGAAAGAATATTTTAAAACAATTCATAGCAATAAAACAAATAATGAATCTAAAGCATAAGGTTTTATATGTCATAATGTTTAATAAATCATGGCATAGTAAAAATTATATTCAACAAAAAATCCAAAGACATTTATTCAGACAAAGATCCTTGAAAAATAGACAATCTATTACGAAATGTAGTATTCAATGCATCATTTACATAAACAACATCACTTGCATTAATGATTATACCATGAAGTTTAAGTGATTCGATGTATTTCCTAACCTCAAGCCTGCTATACTTTGGAAAGTAAAATTGAATGTCATCCAATGTTACATCATGAGATTCTCCATAGTGGTATTTGAGTTTTGAAAGTACTTGAAGAATTGCTTTTTTTCTTAGTTTCTTTTCAGAATATTCACTTTGAGGTGGTGTATATCCAATAATAGTAACATTTAGATTATCTGCTATTTCACTGTATATTTTATCGTTACTTACAATAATAACATGATTTCCTTGTGCTACATAGAGTCCTGCATGAAACAAAATATTTGCATCTGTGGCATTTTTGTTTTGTGTTTTGCAACAATGTAGAGATAATTCTATACTTCGTTGAGAAACGTACTTGAACGTTAAATTCGACTGACAAATTACAGTAGTATGGATTGAATTGTTTTTTGTAATAGAATTCACATTTGTTAATATATCTGTAAAGTATCTTTCCAAACTAATGTTATCACCATCAATAATGACATGGTATTTCATAGTTAATATAACCTTGTGTATATTTCTTTAATTGTCTTTTTCTTTCCACATTTTTGATATTATTTTGGATATTTCACCCATTGTAGCATCTGGATTCTCTTTTTTTACTTCACTATACTTCTCCTTAATGAAAAGTGCATATGCACTTGGCTTACGTGGTGTATCACTTTTCTTCTTCTTTTGTTTTGTTCCATTTTCTAATGCCTCAACCTTTGCAGTTAATTCTTTCACTTGTTGTGCAAGACTTTCAACATCCAGTTCACCTTTTTTTCCCATTTATACATTGATATTCTTTTTAGTGTGATTTTATAGACGCATACGCATATTTTCACTTAATAAGCATATGTTCAATATAACAAAAATGATCAGTGAGACCGAAGAGCCTATTAGCTGTGTTAAAGTTTCTCAGGAAGAAGCTGCTCGCAGTTGCAAGGAAACCACGGAAGCAGAATTGTCTAAGCTTGCTAAACTAATTCAAACAAGGAAAATCCCTCCACGTCGTGATATTTCAAGTGATGAAGAAAGTGAAATGATTGACTCTGAATCAGATTACGAAGAACACATCCCTACATCAAAAATTCAAAAACGAAACAAATCTCAAAATGTAGAATCTAAAATGTACATTGATAATCAGCAACTTTGGAAGAAAATCCATAAATATGGAATTGAACTTAACAAAGTTGAAAAAGAACTTCACTATATGCAACTTGAACTTAATAATAAAACAATTTTTTGCAACGAACTTCAAGAAAAATGCAAAACTATTATTTTTCTCGAAAATAAAAACTATGAGCTTTTTAAGAAAATCAATTATCTCAGAATTTGTATTCTTATTTACTTCTTCCTACTGTTTTGTATAGTGATTGACTATAGTGTTGATCACACTTTTTTCACGAAAACTTTTCACTTGATATTATTTCTAGTGAAACAAATGCTTAAAGCTTCTGTTATTCTTCATAATAAATTGTTGGATTAAAATAACCAAATCTATGTACAAAAGTGGAAAGTGGTTGCTTCATTTAAGAAATAAATATGGGTACAAAGCAACCTTTCAGAAAAAAGTGTTTATATCTAATTGTGGTCCGTATGACCACCATGATATGTACAGAATCGAAGCTATGAGAGGTTACCATGATGTAACATTTGATATTCAGAAAATAGAAATTCATCTTTGTCAAAGCAAAATAACTCCTAAGTTAAGGTTTGGTATAAATCACCCTGTATGTTGGACATATAGAAATGGAGAATACACTATGATAACTAAAGATGATTCTATTTATTCTTCTCCAAATGAATGGAGTGACAAACAATGTATATTTCTGTTTTTCTTATGTTTACAAGAACTTTCGACACGAATTTATCATTATGATTATTATAAAAATAGAGGATACAAAAATAATAAAGGACATTATAAAGCTATTATTAAAACAATGTTTATTTTGCAATACATCGCAAATGAAGCAAAAAAAAGAGATATTTATTATTAAAGTAAATACCAATCACTACAATTCAACGATTCTGTGTTTGCAATATATAGCATACATTTTAGACTTTCTGGAGGTACAAAAGTATTTATTGTTTTCTCGTTGTAAAATAGAGACATATGAGGAATATGATCTGTTTTTAAACAATCTAGTTTACAGTAAAAACCACACGCATTTAAATAGTCGTTTTTATACATTTTTGGAAATGTTTTAAATTCTGAAAACTCATTTACAATGTAAATATCTCTGGATAACACAGATGAATCTATTTTTTCCATATTTGTACTTATTGTTATGTGAGGTATGTGTTTCATATTATATATGCGTTTGATTTGCTTCCAATTTAAAGGAACTAACCAAATTGAAAATCCATATCCTTTCATTATTTTATATTATTATTTTACATGACACTGCTTGCGAAATTGTTATCTGACCTTAAAAAAGAGTCAGAAAGACCCAAACCTAAACCTACCAAATTACAATCATTTTTAATGAAGCAAGAAAAAAATGGCCTTGAAACACGTCAAAAAAGGCATGCAAAACAAATGAAAAAATTAAAGCAAACTTCAGTTGAAATCGCAAGTGCAAAAACACGAACAATACCTCCGCCAAAATTGGAATTATCTAAAGCACAAAAACTTCTTCATAAAAAAGTTTTTGGGAAAAAAAAGCATATTAGTCCCAAGAAAACTCCTGCAAAACGTAAGAGTCCCAAAAGTGCAAAAAGCAACAGCCCAGAAAGTACAAAAAGCAACAGCCCCAAAAGTACAAAAAGCAACAGTCCCAAAAGTATGATATCAAATAGCTATAATTAAATATTACTGCATGATTTTTCCCACCAGCAAATATACTTGCACTTCTTCACACCACGAATAATCAGCACGTCATTGATATCTGTACAAGAAGAAGACTACAAGTCAGTAACATAAATCCATAAAACAAAATCTTTACATAATTACTTATTGATTTATATCAATTTATAAATATGTATTAATAATTTTTACCATTAAATATCTAGTTGCTGTATGCAAGACCACCCATGCCACTCATAATGCGAAGGAACATTGTAGTTCACTGCAAACACCTTGAGTACACTGTCGTTATCTAGGGTACCATTGTATTTTAATGACAAAGTTGCATTGTCAATGCGGCTAAAGTTGCAGGTGCCAGATGGTTGATGCTCTTCAGGTTTGAGTGCAAAGCTGTAGCAGTAGACTGCTTTGCTGGGCACACGGGTGTGATGCTGGTATGGTTGTACCATGCGGAAATAACTTCCGTTACGTTCACTAAAGCGGTCATGACCGTTAAGCATAAGTTTTGCACTGCTAATAGGATCAGTGCCTTCATCAGAAGTACTGTCACTAGTACTGTATGAAAATGGATCTACGTCATTGCTAGAGTCTTTAACAACCCATACAAGTTCTTTTACAGGGTGGTTAAAGTTAAGGCGCACTTTTCCATTGCTTGTAGATTCATCACCAGTGAATTGAAGTTGTTCAATAAGCATTTCGTGACTTACTTGTGCAAAGCGTCTGCGTTCGTCGGTATCAAGATATACATAGTCAACATAGAGTTTTGCACTGAATCCACTTGATACAGGTGTTGGACTAGTACCAGTTCCACTAAAATATATTATTTCATCAATTGTTGCAAGTAAAATATTAATTTTAACTTCGTGATATTGAAGTGCAATCAATGGAAGTGCAAGTCCTGGATTACGGTTAAAGAAGAATACTAACGGAATGTAAAGTTTTCCTGTGTGATCTACAGCTGCTGTACTATCACTTTTACCAGTCATAAGTTTGTAACCATTGCGTTTTTCTTCGGATAAAGTAAGTTCGCTCCAGATTTCAAGCCAGTCTGCATAGTGTTTGTCAATGCGTTGACCTCCTATTTCAAGTTCTACTTCTTTAAGTAATGCATGGCCTACTGAATTTCTATAATTTACAGTTACTTCACTTTGTACAGGCAAATCTGCTTCGATCCAGCAGTTTGTCACTAAGTCACCATTGCGGCTGATTGTCGCTGTTACTTTATTTCCAAAACCTACGCTACCATTGAAGGTTTGCTCAATGCTTTCACATGCAAAGTTGGTGTGTCTGCGATAGACAACTTTGAAAAAAGTGATTTGTGGATTACCAGTAAGGTACACATCCTGTGCACCATATGCTACAAGTTGCATAAGACCTCCGCCCATTTTGTACTATAATACAAAGAAAATAATTTTGACAATTTAAACAATGTGTGTTATTTAAAATGTCATTGTTTAAAAAGAGTATAGTTAATTTACTACGTAATATCTAGTTGCTGTATGCAAGACCACCCATGCCACTCATAATGCGAAGGACATTGTAGTTCACTGCAAACACCTTGAGTACACTGTCGCTATCTAGGGTATCATTGTATTTTAATGACAAAGTTGCATTGTCAATGCGGCTAAAGTTGCAGGTGCCAGATGGTTGATGCTCTTCAGGTTTGAGTGCAAAGCTGTAGCAGTAGACTGCTTTGCTTGGCACCCGGGTGTGGTGTTGGTATGGTTGTACCAAGCGGAAATAACGTCCATCCCGTTCACTAAAGCGGTCATGACCGTTAAGCATAAGTTTTGCACTCTCAATAGGGTCAGAGCCTGTACCAATTTCGTAAGTAGTAGCATCACTCTCGGTTTCATCACCAACATTGTATGAAAATGGATCTACAATGTTATCAGTGTCTTTTACAACCCATACAAGTTCTTTTACAGGGTGGTTGAAGTTAAGACGAACTTTTGTGTTGCTTATAGATTCATCGCCAGTAAATTGCAATTGTTCAATAAGCATTTCGTGGCTTACCTGTGCAAAGCGTCTGCGTTCGTCGGTATCAAGATATACATAGTCAACATAGAGTTTTGCATTAAGTTGTCCTGTTGCTGGGTTCGCCGCTACCGGTTCTGTAGCAGATGTAAGATCAAAACATAAATTGCTATGTTCTTCAAATGTAATATTAATTTTAACTTCGTGATATTGCAATGCAATTAAAGGAAGTGCAAGTCCTGGATTGCGGTTAAAGAAGAATATTAATGGAATGTGCAAGTTTTTGCCAGTATTTTTATCAGATAAAACAGCATTTGAGTCATGTTTACCAGTCATAAGTTTGTAACCATCGCGTTTTTCTGCAGGTAATGTGAGTTCGCTCCAGATTTCAAGCCAGTCTGCATAATGTTTGTCAATGCGTTGACCTCCTATTTCAAGCTCTACTTCTTTAAGTAATGCATGCCCTACTGAATTTCTGTACACAATGTTAGAGCCAGGTTCAGGCAAATCTGCTTCGATCCAGCAGTTTGTCACCAAGTCACCATTGCGGCTGATTGTCGCTGTTACTTTGCGACCAAAATCAACGCTGCCATTGAAGGTTTGCTCAATGCTTTCACATGCAAAGTTGGTGTGTCTGCGATAGACAACTTTGAAAAAAGTGATTTGTGGATTACCAGTAAGGTACACATCCTGTGCACCATATGCTACAAGTTGCATAAGACCTCCGCCCATTTTGTACTATAATACAAAGAAAATAAATTTGACAATTTAAACAATGTGTGTTATTTAAAATGTCATTGTGAAAAAAAGAATATATATAATTTACTACGTAATATCTAGTTGCTGTATGCAAGACCACCCATGCCACTCATAATGCGAAGGACATTGTAGTTTACTGCAAATACCTTGAGTACACTGTCGCTATCAGGTCCATCTCCTTTGTATTTTAATGACAAAGTTGCGTTATCAATGCGACTAAAGTTGCAGGTGCCAGATGGTTGATGCTCTTCGGGTTTGAGTGCAAAGCTGTAGCAGTAGACTGCTTTGCTTGGCACACGGGTGTGGTGTTGGTATGGCTGCACCAAGCGGAAATAACTTCCATCACGCTCACTAAAGCGGTCATGACCGTTAAGCATAAGTTTTGCACTTTCAATGGGTTCATCTTCACCATCGGTATATGCAAATAAATCAGTATTAAGAGTACTATCGGTACCACTTGTTGATGATCCGTTATCTTTTACAACCCATACAAGTTCTTTTACTGGGTGGTTAAAATTAAGGCGCACTTTTCCGTTGCTTGTAGATTCATCACCAGTGAATTGAAGTTGTTCAATAAGCATTTCATGACTTACTTGAGCAAAGCGTCTGCGTTCATCGGTATCAAGATATACATAGTCGACGTAGAGTTTTGCTTCTAGGCCTGTTGTTGATGAATTATCAGTAGTTAAAACAGTCGCCTCTTCAAATGTAATGTTAATTTTTACTTCGTGATATTGAAGTGCAATCAATGGAAGTGCAAGTCCTGGATTACGGTTAAAGAAGAATATTAATGGAATATATAATGTTCCAGGAAGTACCCCCCCATCCTCACTACCACTTAGTTTTCCTACCATATTTTTGTAACCAGTTTCTTTTTCTGCAGGTAATGTGAGTTCACTCCAGATTTCAAGCCAGTCTGCATAATGTTTATCAATGCGTTGACCTCCTATTTCAAGTTCTACTTCTTTAAGTAATGCGTGACCTACACCTCCTTTGTATTGTAATCGCGGAATCACCGGAGTTCGTTGGTGGTAATGTTGCTTCAACCCAGCAGTTTGTCACTAAGTCACCATTGCGGCTGATTGTCGCTGTTACTTTGCGACCAAAATCTACGCTACCATTGAAGGTTTGTTCAATGCTTTCACATGCAAAGTTAGTGTGTCTGCGATAGACAACTTTGAAAAAAGTGATTTGAGGATTACCAGTAAGGTACACATCCTGTGCACCATATGCTACAAGTTGCATAAGACCTCCGCCCATTTTGTACTATAATACAAAGAAAATAATTTTGACAATTTAAACTATTTATGAAGGTTACAACAAAATATACTTGTAAACCAATACAAATATGATTTGTTATCATTAGGAGATAATTCTGTATACCAATTTTCAGTTGACATAATAAAAATATATCTAAAAAAATAAAATATTTTAATCACACAAGCCACAAGATTTTCCGTTTTTCTTTGCAAGAATTATCAAATTTTGGCGTCCTTTTTTGTTTAATTTTATAAGGTCGCAAAAATTGTTTATTGCTTGTACGTGTTTTTTAATACCCCATGAACGTGTTGCTAAAAAACGACTTTCTCCTAAAACTCTACGTACAATAAAAACAAGCGGTGTAAAGAGCTTCATTATATTATAGTATTTTCTTTATTTGCTCCAAATTTAACAAGCCGTCACAGGTCTTTATGTGTTTGCTTATATATTTTCAATTACAGAAACATACGGAAAGTACCTGTTACACCATATACTTGTCGAGCTGTTTTACTTTTTGATAAAATCATTGTTGAAATTACTGTACCTATACATACACAAAATCCTACTCCCACAAATATATATCCGACAATATTTGGATTCATCATTGGTTTTCTTACATTTTCTGGATTATCTGGATCGTATTCTAATAATATTTCGTCATTTACATTTAATGTAGATATTGTGGTGTACATAAATTCTTTTTCTATAAAATCATTTTCATCATTATTTGTTTCTATAGGTGTGTCACCTGATTTTTCTATTGGTGTACTTTCAGAAGTCGTAGTTGTATTTGCATTTACACTCTCTGAATCAGGCTTTTGATTTTCTGTAAAGGTTTCTGTACCTGGTGTGTACCTAATTTTAAGTGTATAAGTATATGACGTAGACGTAGTCTTGGACTTTGACAAAGATTTAGAATTTTTCAATTTTTTATAATCCACAGTTTTATCAATTATATCAATAATTTTTGCTTTCACTGATATAAATTTTGTGTATTTTTGCCTGCTTAATAATCCCCCAATTAAACATAATATACATGTAATAAACAATCCAATCATAAGATTTCGAGTCATGTACACTTTTCCTAAAAAATTAGTTCCTTTACTTAAAACGTTCATAATATAAACAACAAAAAACGCGTACGCTTGTAACTAAATTTAATAATGATCTATAGTAGCATGAATCTTCAACTTAAAAAATTTGATCCTAAAACCGTCGGTGACAATCGTGTTTGTGTTTTTGTGGGAAAACGAGGGACTGGGAAAACCACATTAGTTACAGATATTATGTATCATAAAAGGCATATTCCCGTTGGATTGGTTATGAGTGGTACAGAAGAAGGAAATAGTTATTACCAGCAATATGTTCCAGACCTTTTTGTTTATAATGATTACAATAGTGAAGTCATAGACAAAGTTATACTTCGTCAAAAACAAATGTGCAGGAATAAAACGCCAAATAATGGTGTTTTTGTTTTAGTAGACGACTGCATGTATGATAAAAAAATGATTAGGGACAAATGCATACGTGGTATTTTCATGAATGGAAGACATTGGAATTTATTTTTTATGTTGACCATGCAGTATTGTATGGATTTATCTCCAGATTTAAGGGCAAATATAGACTATGTATTTATTTTGCGAGAGAATATTATTCAGAATAGAGAAAAGATATATAAAAATTTTTTCGGAATTTTCCCTACATTTGATATGTTTAATCAGGTTCTAACAGCATGTACAGAAAATTACGAATGTCTGGTGTTAGATAACACAAGCAAAAGTAACAAAATAGAAGATGTTGTTTTTTGGTATAAGGCGAAAATGCATCCAGAGGGAAGTTTCAAAATCGGTCATCCGTCTTTTTGGAATTGTCACAAGAAAAACTACAATCCTACTCATGAAGATTCCCAATATGATAAGTTAGATCCTCAAAAGGCAAAGAAAAATAGTATATCTGTCAATGTAAAAAAGAAAGGAACAAAATAGTAAAACTAAGATCGATGTAAAATTTATATAATTACAAAGTCTAGAATTTTTTCTTCACGTGGTTTTAAATGGTGATAAATGAAATAAAATAACCATAACGATCTATATATTATAGAAACGGCAATCCAAGGATTGAATATGAAATATGCTGTCAATATTGTAGAGTATGTAAACATTTTATAATACGAAATTTTAAAAATTTGCATCAAGTTCAAATACATTGTCATCACTTGAGGACATAACACCTGCTTTTGCGTACTCACCAACACGTTTTTCAAAAAAGTTTGTTTTTCCATTTAGACTAATATTTTCCATAAAATCAAAAGGGTTTTGAGTAAAGTATATTTTTTCACACCCTACCTGCGTAAGCAATCTATCTGCTACGAATTCTATGTATTCGCTCATTAATGAAGAATTCATACCAATAAGCCTACAGGGTAATGATTCAATAATGAACTGTTTTTCATTCATTACAGCTTCACTAACAATTTCATGAACTTCTGCTTCGCTTAGTTTATTTCTCAATTTGTTATATATTAAACATGCAAAGTCTGTATGCAATCCTTCATCCCTACTAATTAATTCGTTGCTAAATGCAAGACCAGGAAGCAAATTACGTTTTTTCAACCAATATATTGCACAGAAACTTCCACTAAAATATATACCTTCTACACATGCAAATGCAAGTAATCGTTTTGCGAAACTACAATCTTTGCTCATAAAATTCATACACCATTGTGCCTTTTGTTTGATTGAATCGATATTAACAATTGCATTTTGCAATTTTTCTTTTTCCTTATTATCTGTTATATACTTGTCAAGAAGAATACTGTATGTTTCGCTATGAACTGATTCAATAGCCTCTTGAAATGAATAAAATGCACGTGCTTCAGGAATTTTAATATCTTTTGAAAAATTTGTATTAATATTTTCATTTACAATCCCATCACTTGATGCAAAAAATGCAAGAATATGACTTACAAAATGTTTTTCGTCATTTGACAATGATTCCCAATCGCTTGAGTCTTTTGACAAAGTAATTTCTTCAGGTTGCCAATAAGATGCCCGAGCTTTTTTATACATTTCGTAAATATCTGGGTATTGTATAGGATACATTGAAAATCTGTTTTTGTTTTCAATTAGTAACGGTTCGTTATATTGTGCCATCATCACTTCAAAATTGTATAGAGTACTCTTTTTTTTATCAATAACACAAGGAAATCCAGATAGTAACTCAGAATCAATACCATCAGTTTCCAATATACGTACAAGTTGACCAATTGAAGTAACTGTTTGAACATCGTAACTTATTTTTAAAACGTCAAACAGTTGCTTGAGAATATCACAGTTTATGCATCCTGGTTTTGTATACATAGTATACATTGTGTAATATATACATAACAAAAAATTATTTTAAACTTCTTTCATTGAAAAAGGATCTAGTGTTTTTGTCTCCCCATAAGTAGTTGTTTTGGTAATACTTGGCACATGTTTATACAATGTTTGAGTTATCCACGATATTTTTGTATCGTGCAAATCATAATAAAAATTTTGCTTAGGACCTGCAAATTCTTTTAGTAACGATGTATAATCATCGTTATCAACATAATAATCAATAATTCCAGGCTTTACTTTTTTATTAAAAATGGAATAATCATATGGAGGAAATTTGATTTGTGCACTATTATTATACACAATTGCATAATCCTTCATTGTTGGAAGATGTTTGTAATAAATATATACATTGTAATCCTTACTTTTGAAGGACCATGGTTTCCCGCAACTGATTTCTTTCGTAATTGTTTTTTTGTGAGTCAGATCATCAAGACATTGTGCATATGCATGTTTTACAACAATTGGACTTTTGTAATATTTGAGTGTATAATATACTTCAAGTATCCTCATGTATATCATCATTATATATTCAAACATATCCACCATAATAAAAGAAATTACTGCGTCCAAATTCATAATAATTACAATATATATAGCTTTAAATAATTTAAAATAATGAATATAGATTAATAACTAATGCAAAATGACTACAATCGAAAGTCGTCATCAGAACCATATGGAGTCTTTAGAAAGCGAACAAGAACAAGTAGATTATTTACTTGATGTTGCAAATATTCTTGAAAAATACGGGAATGACAACATTGAAGAAGTTGAAAACGACACAGGTCAACTTAAAGATTTTGTAAAAATAACAGGTAATCAAAACAAAGGGATGCTTTACAAACATTATATGGCAAAAGTTGAAAATGCTCCTATTGATGATATTGTTCAAATAAACAGTTACAAGTGTGAACACTGCAATATTGAAAAACTATCACTAGGTAATGACAGTCATATGATTTGTCCTCAATGTGGAATTTCTGATATTTACTTTGATAGCGGGACTCAAGGGATGAGTTACGAACAAGAGGTAAATAGTGAGGTAAATATATCATTTGCATACAAACGAATAAATCATTTTAATGAATGGTTAGCGCAATTTCAAGCAAAAGAATCGACACATATACCACAAAGCATATTAGACGAAGTAACACAAGAATTCAAAAAGCAACGTTTATTTAAGAAAGATATTACTCAATCCAAAGTTAAAAGTTTTTTGAAAAAACTTGGATACAATAAATATTACGAACATGTACCACACATTACGAATTTATTAAATGGTATTAAACCTCCTTCAATGTCGCCAAGATTAGAAGAAACCTTGCGCAATATGTTTCGAGATATACAAGTATCTTTTGAAAAAAGCAAACCAAAAAACAGATCAAATTTTTTGAGCTATAGCTATTGTTTATACAAATTTTGCGAATTACTTAACGAAGATGATTATCTTGTATGTTTCCCTTTACTTAAAAGCAGGGAAAAGTTGTATCAACAAGATTGCATATGGAAGAAAATTTGTAAAGATATGAACTATGAATATATACCTACTGTCTAGCACACGCAGGACAACCACTCACAAAGACACCTGGTAAGTGATTATGATATATCAGATTTTGAATAATTCTTACGCCTACATCATTTTTTTTAAAATGTTTTTTACAGTATTGTGCACAAGGAATACATGCAAAACTGCATCGTTTTCCATTTGCACATTTACCTTTGCATTGTTCGGATGATACAAATGTTTTTTTTAATTCATCTTTTATTTCTTTTTTGAATTTGCTCAAAAAATTTGCACAAAAAATTTCAATTTCTTTTTCCATATGGTATTATAGATTACTATTGTTTTAAGTAATTAATAAGTTTCACTGCTTCCAAATGAAATATTTCTTAATATGGAAAATAATCCGTTATTATATGTATTTAAAAGCAAAAACATTATTAATATGTGGGCTGTAACAAGCCATTTTGTTTTATTTTCAAGTTTCTTTTTGTGATCTCCAAAACCAACAGTTGTATGTGTAATTGTTGAAAAATATGCATAATCAACATAATTATTTCCCAACTTTGGATCAACATATTTATACGCAAAAATCATACCAACTATCAAAAGTATATTTGCAATAGCAAATATCATAAAGTTTGGTTGTGATTGAAAAAAGAATTTTGAAATACTTAAATATACAAACAATGTTTGTATTATTGTAGTTATCTTCATTGAACTGTTAAGAGGAACAATATCTCCATAACCAACAGTTGTACTTACATTCAATGAGTAATAGATTGCATCCAAAAAGGATTTCATATTTGAAAATTTCTGTTTGTTGAAATAATAAATGATGGAAAATATGAGATTAAATATTGAAAATACTATTGCGTACATATTACAATTTACAAATAAAAAGTTTCACTTAAATACTTTCATAACTTAATATTAGTGAAATGAGTATTTTGTATCTTGATACAGAAACAAATGGCGTTGGTAATTTCAGACCACCTACACAAAGACTTATTCAGCTTGCATGGATATACAAAGTACCAAAAACATATTACATCAAAGATGTGACTGAAATTGCGGAAAACTTACCTCATAAAATAACAATTGAACAATGTAGGAAAGAAGGTGTAGATTTTGACGAAGCATTTGCCGAATTTTACAACGATTTCAGCAATGCTTCTTCAATTGTTGCGCACAATTTGGATTTTGATATTGGAATTATTAAAAACGAACTGAAATTGAGAAATTCTGATATACACGACAAGTTCAAAGCTGAATTGAAGACGAAACAATTCCAATGCACAATGAAAGATTCTGTACAAATATGTAAATTAAAATTCAACGACTATTCAAAAAATTTTAAATTTCCAAAACTTACCGAATTGTATTTCCATTATTACCAATCACTCCCTGATATAGAACCACATGACGCGTTAAATGATTGTTACATACTCAAAATGTGTCATCAAAAGATGACATCATAGTTTATTCATTTTTCAACCGATTTAATACTTTCAAGGAATTTTGGAATCTTTTCAAGGATGCATCAACTTCTTTACGTTTTTCGACAACATTTTCTGTATCTTCTAAATAAATACTCATTTTTTCAAATTCCACAAACTCGTGTAATTCTTTATATACGCTTGTAACAAGATAGTGCTGACATAACATACACACATAATCTTTTAATCTTGCAATACTAATATCACTATATGCAAGCAAACTTTTTTGCAAAAAATGTATGCTTGTAGGATCGTTTTTCATGTCAAGTTGTGGTGTTTTATCCTCTGCCTGTATTAAATTTTGATACAATCTATTTTGTGTGAAAATAAAACATTCGGTTTTAACAATTGTTTCAATGGATTCCAATGCCTTTTGTTTTTGCATAATAAGAAAATTAGTGATAACTGTTTTGGTTGCCTCATTCAACTGAGGATATCTACTGTCTATTTTATGTTCAACAATTTGCAAAAGAACTTTTTGACAGTATTGATATACTTGTTCAACCAACATATAACTGTTTGTTTTGTAATTATTCATATGACTATCAATAAATAATTGATTAAAAGCTGTGTGATTAATAAAATTCAAAAGCATTATAGAACGACTTTCATCTAATGCATTTTCGATTTTCGTCGCAAATTCACTGCTAAAGAAATCTGGTTGATTTGCTTCAAGCGCTTGACAATATTTTTTGTACATTTCAAAAATCCGTGGTCCAACATGTAAATCAACTTTATCTGTAGTTTCGTCATTTGATTTGGCTAAAGATTTAAACTCACTTACAACTGAAACAATAATACGGACCAGATGTTGCATTTTTTGAACATCGTTATTAAATTGAGGAGCAAGTAGATCAAGAGTGTGTTTTGTTTCATTTATTTTGTGCTCAAGTGTAGTAATCATTTTTGGTACGAATTCTTCAACACGAGCCATTTGTAATTCACTTATTCTATCTATCAAAGTTTCAGTTCCCCAATATTCACGAGAAACATTGAAAAATTGACCAGAACTTAAAAAATAAGTTTTTTCATTTGCTCGTGCTTGTTTTACAGATATATTTTCCTCATTTGTTTTGTTTCTAACAGCTATAAATCCCAATTTTAAATTAATATTGTTTCCAATTCCTTTAAGTTTATCCATTATTTTTACGTCATTTTTAGCAAGATCGACTTTGGTTACAACGCCTAATGTTCTTTTACCTTCAGGATCAACAGTTTTAGCAAGTTTAATAGCTTCACTGTTTGCAAAATCGTCAACAGCAGGTATTACACAAAGAATAATCATTTGTTCGTTTGAAATGTACTTTTTTACAAGATTTACAGTAGCAGTATGGATATCTTCTTGAACATTATTTACACTCATATGTGTGATCCCTGGCAAATCTATTAAAGTAATTGTTGGGCACAATGGCCCTTTTACTTTCAAATGAATTGGTCTGTCTTCTACACTACCACCGTCTCCTGCGTTTTTCCTGGTATATTCTGTAATTTTATGAGGTATTTTTTCCAAATCTGTAATTTTTTCCCCAGATTCAACATCTGGATTATCAGATATATACGCATATCGTTCCACATCATCTTGCCTTTCAAGGCGTAAAATAAGAGGAACTCTGGTGGTAATATTTTGACCACTTGGAAGTTTTATATCACTTAATGATTCAAGAAGTGAACTTTTACCCGCAGATTGAGCACCTGCAACAACGATCCCAGGAACCTCGATATTTTCTGCATTCAAATCAGTTCTAATTTTTTCTATAGCATCAAGCTTAGGTTTCATTGTCGACATAAGAAATTTTGGGTTTTTTTTACCCCTCATTTTGCGTTTTAACTTGTAACACGCTTCAATTACAGTTGCATAAGCATTGTCCATAATACTATATGTATAATTAAAAATTGAGATTTAATCCAGCATTTTCAAAATTTCCGCAAGTTTTTCGTTTGTTTTTTCTTCCAGTAAATTTACGTTCTGTTTTTGCAGTTCTAAATCTTTCAAAGAAGCTTCTACATTAAACCCTTTAGACGCGTATGTCTTTAATGTTTCTTGTACACTATTGTATTCTTCTATTTTTGATTCAATATTTGCTAATTTTTCCACAATGTTTTTGCATAGTAATTCAGTCTCTGTTTTTGATGCTTTTGACTGTGATTGTACTGGTTCTGGTGTAGGTTGTACTGGTTCTGGTGTAGGTTGTACTGGTTCTGGTGTGGGTTCTGGTGTGGGTTGTACTGGTGTGGGTTGTACTGGTGTGGGTTGTACTGGTTCTGGTGTAGGTTCTGGTGTAGGTTCTGGTGTAGGTTCTGGTGTAGGTTCTGGTGTAGGTTCTGGTGTAGGTTCTGGTTTAGATTCTTTTGGTTGTGGTGCACCAGGTATATCAAAAATCCAGGGAATACGATTATAGGAAAATATATTTGCTTTCATTTCAGGAGTCCATTGCACATCAATATCAGTATGTTCTGGTGCAATAACTATTCCATGATGACACATGGCAGCTGATGTGATGGGTTGGCGGGTTGGCGGATGAACATCACTATTAATAAACCAATACTGATATTGTTGAGCATCTGGCTCTGGTATCCATAGTGCTGGTGTATTTTTAATGCTTATACAAAACATAGGCATTGTGTATAATAATAAAAATTAAAATAAAAGTATTAAAACACATCTATTTTTTGGTTTTTTTTGGTTTCAGTGGTTTAGAAAGTAATTTCAAACCAGCATCCTCACTAGATCTGCACATATGCATAAATCTATACCATAATCCATTATGTCTTTTCAACATAGAACGATATTCTTTCAATTTTGATTCAACAAAGTATTTAAATGCATCGACTTTTTCATCTATGCCCATGACCTCAGCAAAATCTAAGGGATCGAATTTATCAAGACGAATTCCTTCTTTTACACGTTCTAACCATAACTTGGCAACCTTTAATGGACTAATTTCATTGTTAATGTAAATATCTTCGGCAAGCAATTCTGGATAATTGGCTAAAAATACATTTGGCTTGAAGTCATCACGACTAAGTCCGTTTAATAAACCAAAAGTAATGTACCCAATAGTTGCTTGTGTTTCATCAAGAGAACCGTCCTCACTTTTAAACGTATCTGCAGCATAACTATGTGTTGCAATGTACTTTGTTGCGTCAAAAAATGGAATGATTTGTCTCATTCCTAAAACAATTTCGCTTAATCCAGAATTGTTGTAATGCAACTTACCAACAAATGGTAACCATTCCTCCCATGTTTGCTCTGTTGGTTTGTTTGTTACTGCACCAAGAATAAGATCATCGTATGTCGCAATATAACGAAGATAATCAAGTTCAACAATTTCTCCGTTCATTTCAACATAATGTAATGATGCCATCTGTAACTTTGTAAGATTTTCTATTTTTCCGTATAATGCTTCAATTTCCTCTTCGTGTGCCATTAAATATGCATAAGCGTCAAACCCGTCACGTTTTAAAGCATCTTTTGTATCCGGTGATTCTAAATGTAATTTTTGTGTGTTAATAAAGTACTTTGTGAATTTAGACGCGTCAAATCTTCCAAAACCTCTTTTAGATTTTTTCTCATTTTTAGACCATACGTCTATTTTAGAAAGTATTTCATTATTTGATGCAGCAACATATATTGGATCAAATAAAATCTGCCGTCCCTGTGCTTCTGCAAATATTTTCTTAAAGCGTTCTCCTAACGCTTCGTCAGTACCACAAAACTGTATTGTGTCGTCATAAGACGCAATAAAAAGCAATTCGTCAGTCATGAGTAATATACTTTAGAATTTATTTTTCGTAATTATATATCAGTTAAATTCTTTACAGAAAATAAAATGTCTTATATAAAAGAAAATCTACAATCACTGTACAGAACATTATTACAAAGAGATCTTGATGAGTCGGGATTACATACATATAGAAATCTACTTTTAAATGGGAAAACATTAAAAGAAATAGAAAAGTACATTAAAGAAAGTGATGAATATATCAAATTAAATGAAAAAAAGACGAAATTAGAAAACAATTTGGAATTGTTGGATAATGTCGAAACAAAATATATCGAGATGCAATTAGGATCTAATGTATGTCATAATCTAGAAGATATGTTTACTGTTGTTATTACAAATTGGAAAAGAATTGATTTTTTGTGGAGGTGTTTTACTTCTGTTGTAAGAAATAATATACAAAATATAGTTATATCAACATGTGAAGAATCTTCAGAACATATTGAATTATTTACCGTTATATTACAACAATTTCCAAATGTCAAAATTGTTAGTAATAAAAATGATTTTGGATGCAATAAAATGTGGCTAAATGGCTTGTATCAAGTTAAAACGGAATATGTCTTGATTTTACATGACGATGATGAATTATCTCCTGAATTTAAATCGTACAAAGCAAAAATACACGAATGTTTATGTTCGCATACACCATTAGTTTTATGGGATGGTAAAATAATTGAAAATGGACGTGTATCAGACGAATATCACTCAAATATGCCAAATAAAAAAGGTCTAAAGGATGAAACCGGAACATATAATTGTAAAAATTTCTATGATCACTACAAAGAATGCATATATCCCATTTCTCCTGTTGTACAAATCATGCAAACGCGTGTGTGTATTGCAGCACTTAATGAATGTGAAACGTATTTCAAGGACACAAGGCATTTCACAAAACCGACTATGATGATCGGAAATGAAATTATGATGACTATGAGAAATTTGCAAACTGGGATTTCAGATAATAAACATATTTTGTATATACATGATGCTTTAACTTATTATGGTCGTCATCCAGGTTCTGAGTCAGAAATATTTGTTAATTCTAAAAGTGACAAGTTAAAAAATGCATATATATTTTCAAGGAGATATATAAATTCGATCCATAACAAAACATATGCTCCAAATATTTTACATGTAGTAAATACATTTTTGCCTAAAAACGAAAGTGATAAACGACGACATAAGATGGCATATGCTACATGGAGAAAGTTATACAACACTGGTGACATGATCCCTATTCATATTGACGATAACGATTTTGATAGAAACTCTACACACATAGGAGACAAACGGAAAATGCCTTTCATTAAAGATATTATAAACAAATCAATAAACTATGCACACGATAATGATATATGTGTATTGACAAATGCAGATATATGCATTTGTACAGATTTTAAGAAGAAATTACTTGAATACTTTGCTAAAACAAAAAATAATTGTGGATTTTGTTTTCGCTATGACAAACACTCACAAATAACATCATATGATTTAAATAGCACAGATGTTGCAAAATTACAGTGGTATGTCGGAAGTGATTTATTTGCTTTCAAAATATCTTGGTGGAAAACATGGAAACCACATCTACCAGATTTCATAATAGGTAAACCGTGTTGGGATTGGGTTATGAGAAATTTAATGGGATATTCTGTTGTAAATAGTTCTACATTTGATGACATTTTAGAGAATCAAGGTAACATATGTGACATGGGGTCATTAATTTATCATGAAAAACACGAATCATATGCAGAACTGTCTGAAAATTATTACAAAGACAAAGCTAATTTGTGGAATTGGTGTCAAGCTATAACATGGTTTAAACAATATGCAAAAGATAAAAAAGTACATGGTTCAGATATATTTGAAAATATTAAAGATACTTCCCACGTTTCCATGTGGTTGTTAAAATAAACGCAACAATAAATGAAACAAATATCAGAGGTTGAAAAATATCAAATACAACATAATAAATATGATTGTGATTACATTGTTGATAGTACTAAAAAACACTGTGTAATATTTTCAAACTGTCACGGTGTTGTAATTTCAGAATTATTGCGTAGTGTACCTGAATTCGCAGATATATACAATATCTATGTAATTCTTGGTTACCTTTATACAAAAGATGAATATAACTGTCCATTGACCAACACTGCAAAAACGTCGATTACAAATCTATTGAAAATTTGCGACGTATTCATGTTTCAAAAGTGCTATCGTAATCATGACTTTTTGTCTACATATGAAGAAAATGAAAATTCATTACAACATCTATGCAAAAAATCATGTAAATATGTTGTATTGACCAATCCACAAAACACAGGATTATGGTCACTACACTTTCCAAAAAATACGAAAAATACAACAATAGAAGAAGAATTTCAAAAATCTTGCGCAAAGTTTTTGATGAAAGATAAAATGTCAGATACTCCTGTATACAATTACTTTATTAACAATTATAGAAACGTTCGTTTATTCATAGATCGTGCACATCCGTCTATTTACCTTTTTATTGAAATTGTTAAAAAAATTCTGGAAAAACTAAATATTCAACATTATAAAATATTTTGCGTTAATAATTTGAATCCATGCTACTTACTGGGAGGATTTCCTCATTCAATTCAAGATGTAAATATTCATAAGCTAACATATGTCGAAGATAGCGAAGTAAAGAATGCAAATAACATTACAACAGAGTGTTGAATACAGAAAACGTATTATTCCTTGGATGTAAATAAATAGTCGGCAATGCCATGTAAGTGATTTATTTGTTTATAATTATATATATTTAACAAATGTAGTATAATTTTATCATTAAAAAACACTTCGCTTTGTATATCCCACACTTCTATTATCATTACAGGTTTGTTTTTAATAATTGTGTCAAGTGCACCTTTTAAAACGTTCAGTTCAAAACCTTCAACGTCGCATTTTATAAAGCTCACATTACTGAAATTATACATATCAATTGTTTTGATTGATATTTCTTTATTTGTTTTTTCATAAGAAAGACCATGTCCTCCGAAATTTCCTTCTTTTTCAAATTCTAAGTTGGGCTGATACATAATTCCTGGTTCAGAACCTAGTCCAACATTATGACAAATGAGATTTGAAAGAGAATTCATATGTTTGTTTAACTCAAGTAAATCATAATGAATATCCATAGGTTCAAATGCATGTACTGTTGTAGTTGGGCATACTTTCGCTATTACAACACTGTGTGTCCCAATATTTGCACCAATATCGAGAACTAACGAATTTGGCTTAATGTATTTTTTAAAGTATGAATGCATATAAGGTTCCCAGTAAGACCCATTTTCAAGAGTGCGTGAAATTACATTATCATTTGTATTAATCACATAACGACAATCATCAAGAACTAAAGATTTAAATGCAATATTTGTATACTTTATGAATATGTCCATTAATATAATTAATCAAATTTATATTAATCTCTTTAATCTCTGCATAAGTAAGATTTTTTTATATGCATCGTAATACCTACGTCCCAATATCCTATGACTTTCAGTTGAAAAGTGTATTGTATCCCAGTGAGCACTATACTCTAAATCTGCTGATTTAATGCATTCTGTTGATATATCATCGTCTATGTTTAAATCAAGTAGTTCGTTGTTTACTTGTCTCCATTCTCCAGTACTCAATACTTCTCCTACAATAAATGGTGTATTATGATCACAGAATGATTCTGATCTATATTGACTAATAACTTCATTTATTGCATCTTTATAATATCCAGATTGTTTCATTGCATCAGATTCACCTTGATGCCATAGAATTACATTGATTTTTGATATTCCTGAATTCATGATCATGTTTTTATGGAAATTGTAAATATCCCCATTTTCTTTTAAAAGCCATCTTGATATTTGCTGAGCACCTAAGCCACAATTAATAATTCCAACAACTATATCTGGATATGTATGAACTAGTATTTTTGCAAAATGAAATGCAAAACTTTGAAAATTCACAGGTTTTGTTCCAAATGAATTTGTTTGTAAGTTGGCTATTTCCCATTTTGGAGTTTCAACTGTATTAAACCATTGTTGATTTTGCATTTCTACACTTGTATGTTGAGTTACATCGTATCCAGCATTCCAAGATAAAATACGATCATGTGGTTGATCTTGTGAGTTTGTTGTTTCATAAACACCTCCATACCCTTGTGAATTACTTTGTCCACCTACTGCAATCACAAAATTAGGAAGATTGTCATTACGTTTTATATATTTTACATCTTGTGAAAGTGCGTCAATAATATTTTCCAATTTTGTTTGTAAATTAACATAACCTTGAACTAAATTAGAAGTTCCAAAGACGTAACCCTGATTATTTTCAGGACCACTTCCTTTGTATATACATAAATTCCCATCGTTTTGCATAACGCAAAAATATTCTCCCGAATCAGAATTCATATAATAAATTAATTATTTATTTTCAACACTTACTAAACTTTTCGCATCATATTTTTTATATATCAAAATTTAAGGAATGATCTTTATTTCACTTGGAGTTGATTGTATGGTCAAAACTGCACTGACTGAACTGAATTACATTAAAAGGAAAAACGAAGGTGGGCATACAAATGTTTTTGATTTAACAATCCATCCGTATATGTCTGTAATTCATTTTATTGAAAATAATTTTCGGGATTATTTACAAATTAAAAATGTAATAATAAATGAAGAAAATCTTGTATGTGATCAAATTTATAACGTTGTATATGTACACGAAAGTCCATCTTTTGCTCAGATAAAATATGATTTAAATTGGTATTTGGATGAAAAATATTCCAAAGAACACTTTATAAACGAAAATTACACATTTCTCAAAGAAAGATATGACAATAGAATAAAAAACTTTTACAAAGATGCATATTCGGATGACACTAAAATTTTCTTACATCATACCAAAACAAACGAGCATTGTGCTGTATTATATGATTTGTTAACAAAAAAGTTTAATGATGTTCATTTAATCGTATTAAATACAGCAAAAACAAAAATATATGATAACGTTATTAAACCAAATTACGAATTTCATAATCTTGATATTGAAGATGATTGGCATTCATCTTATAAGAATAAGGAAAAAATCAGACTTTGGTTATTTTCGATTATTTCAAATGTTAGAAATAAGATTAAACTTTGTGAAATGACAACCGTCAAATGAATTTTGAATAAGGCGAAGAAACTTCCAATTATACTCAAGTGAAAAAACATAGTTCATTGCATTTGTAATATTATTTTCAAATAATTCAGCACATATGAAATTGGTGTTTTTGCAAAATTTCTCAGACTCAAATTGTTTTATTACTTTGCATAAACGTTCAAAATACCATGCATAATCTTCCAAATAATCTGTTTCCCCCTGATACCATATAATAGTATTTACAAATGTATGTTTACCAATATGAACCAACGCATTGTTTACCATAAGTGTACACCAATCATAAATATCACCTTTGTCTATTTTTCCGCATTTACTTTGTTGAAGATGATTGTGTCTACAATTACAAGTATATGGAATTATCCAGCGAGTTATACTTTGTGAACATAATCCACAAATTATAATTCCTATATTCCATAAAGGATTTTTTTTTAAAAGTTGTTTGGCATATTGAAACGCAAGACATTGATTATTTGGTTTTTTTGAACCAATTTGAATACGTAAATCAAATACTGTCCAGTAATCATTATTACTAACATATCCCCATATTCTACGATCTGGTTGATCATCATTATTTGTATGATCATAACATCCACCAATACCCAATGCATTACTTTGACCTGTCAATAAAATAATATAATCAAAATCAGGGTACATAATGTTAATAAATATAATTTATTGTATAATGTATTGATGTTGTATACATTATTGTTCATTCTAGTGGCTTTAATATTTTTAAACATAAAGAAAAAAGAGGATTTTGAAAATCCGGAAATGTCAGACGGATTGTCAATTCCCTTACCAGAAATATCAGACGCTGGATTAAAAAAATTATTGGAGAAACATGTGAGTGATCACAAAACCTTTGACAAATATGTAACAGTAGATGAACCAAATACAGCAAAAATTTCAATAAACCATATTGAAACTCCAAATATTGTTGAACCAATGGTAAGTGATAAAGAAAAAATTTCAAAGGAAACTACAACTCAAGTAATTGACGAACCATATATAGCACATTCAGGAAAACCATCCGCACAACTACCATCTCAGACATTTGTAATTAATGATATTACTCAAACTACAGACTTAAAGTAGAAAATAACGTATATATATAACAAATGGACAGAATATCAAATACGTTATTTTGCATGATGAAAGATAGAAATGTTGAAATTAATTGTAAAGATTTTCAGAGCAATGTTACAGTTGTAAATCCTTCATTAATAGTAATAAAACTTGAAGATCTAAAAGTAGGTATAAATTCCGTCAAAACAATATCAACCCATATGGAAAATTATAACGTATCACATTGCATAGTATTGTATAACAATAGTATTACAGTTTTTGCGAAAAACGAAATACAGAAACTACAATCTGAATCAAAAACAATTGAAATGTTTTTATACACAGACTTAATGTATAATATCACAAAACATGAATTGGTACCCAAACATATTTTACTAAGTATGAAAGATAAACAAGAAGTAATGAAAAAGTACAAAGTTACTGATAAACAAATACCCTATGTACTCAAAACAGATCCAATATCAAGATATTTTAATGCAAAACCAGGAATGCTTTTCAAAATTATACGAAGTAGTAATATTACCTATCAAAGTATATATTATCGGATTGTTGTATGAAAAATAAACACATTTATACTATGAATAGCACACATGAAATAATCGACAACCCAGTATTAATTTTTTCAGGATGTATATTATTCACTTATGGTATAAGGCGTATTGTTAAAATTATTTCATACTTGACTAGAGAAACTCATACACTAAATACAAAATATAAAAACGAGCTTTTAAATTCAAATTGTACTATTTGTCTTGAAGATTTTGTTGAAGGTGAAAAAGTTGTAACAATTAAGCATTGCAGACATACATTTCATCCCAAATGTTTTCAAAATTGGATAACCACCAAGCATACTTGTCCAAATTGTCAGTATCAAATTCCTGTATAAATAATTATATTTGATAAATCTTTTGTACATTCTCAGAAAATGCAATGATTCTCTATTTAGTTTAGAAATATACCTGGATGTATGAAGCTTTAATGTACGTACAAAGATATCTATTTGTGTGTGTGATTGTGATGATGTCGCTGTAATACATAAATGTGGTTCAAATATACTGCATACTGGTGGGAATATTGGTGAAACAGCAAATCCATCATGATGCAAAGATTGGCTTATGTCAATCAACTTAAATACGTCATATTGAAAAACAACTGGTATAATTGGGCTATTTTCATGTCCTCTTAAATCAAATCCAGCATCGTTAAGTTTTTGTCGTAAATATTTTGTATTTTGTAAAAGTTTTCTGACATTATTTTCATTTATGTTTTTTAAAGATGCAAAGGCACCAGCTGAATGGTATGCGCTTAAACATGACGCAAATATATTTGCATATTCGCATTTTGAAATAAAATCATTTGAACCGCACACAAATCCTCCTAAATTGCTGATACTTTTTGCAAAGGTCCCTACAATAATATCTACACTATTTGGCATATTATAGTGATCTTGAATTCCTTTTCCATATTTTCCAAGAGTACCCAAGCCATTGTCTTCGTCAATAACAAGAATAGCGTTATGTGTATTGCATAATTTACGCAGTACTGGAAGTTCGCATATAGAACCATCCTTACCAAATAAAGATTCCGACACAACAATTTTTTGTTTTTTGCTAAAAAAATACCAGTTTAATAACAGTTCTAATGATTTTTTACAATTGTGTTTGAAATAAACAACTTTTGCGCCTGATAACTGGAAAGCACTAACCAAATTTACATGACATAGAGCATCTGCAAAAATTATTGTTGGTTCACTACATAATGCTTTAAATATACTGTAACAATCTGAACTGACCATACAAGCTTCTTTGTTAAAAAACGAGGCAAGTTCCTTTTCCAATTTCACCATTATTGAAGTATTTCCCAGAAGCAACCTGGGACCATGGTTACCTGTACTGTATTCTATTGCATATTTAATAGCATATTGCTGAACTGTTTTATCTGCATGATTATTTAAATAGCTATAACTTGAAAATAAAATGCATGGTTTATTTTTAACAAATGGTGTATTGCTTTTTAAATCATATATCACCTTCATATATGGCCATTTTGATCCAATATATGTTTTGAAGCTATTATATGTTGGTTCAATTGTTAAATTGTACATTATAATAAAGAAGGCAAACGTATTAAACTTATTTTTTAGTAAAAATAACAGATATTCAATAAACTGAAACATCGTTATTTTGTCATGTGTGGGTTGCATTTATATGTTAAATAAAAATAAATATATTTAATAACGTAACTCCGAGAAATAGCTATTTTTGTAAATAAAAAAAAAGGACAAACATATAATCAATAAAATTAAAAGCAAAGTGATTTTTTTCAACAAGTTTATATGTGATTTATCATTTTTATTTTGTTTTATTAGTTTTCTTAAAAACACAATAAAAGTATTGTTTGTAGCAAGTATGAGCATTATGAGTGTTAATATTTGTGCAACAAAGTATGTTTTAACAAGCTGAACTGTCATAAATCTTTTAAAGTATATTAATTCAATTAAATTTTGTATAAACCCCCATTAAAAATACAAAAAAATATACCCAATATCCAGGACTTCCAAAAGATGCTTGAATCATTACTTTTTCATCATCAACAAAGACATTTCTTAGTATGTAACTAATTCCTGGTAAAATACCAAATAAGAAGTTAAATAGCATAACAAAAAATTTAGCAGATGACGAATAGTTTTTTTTCCACATTTTTTCTAAAAACGCATTGTGCTTATTCATAAAATATGATACAAAATAGTTTAATAATTGTTTATATTATGAGCAACGTCGTTTGATTCCATTTGATTTTGAGCTATTGTTAAATCAAGTCTATTATTGTGAACTGGAAGTTTAGGAACATATTCTGTTTGACCTTTTATATTACCAAATGGTACAGCATTTGGACCTTTTACAGGTGCAACATATTTTTCATTGTTACAATCTTCTTTCACTATCATATTTGGTAAAATTTCATTTGCATCCGCTCGTAAATTCATATTTCCACCACCTGGTGTATAATCTTTACCCATTTCTTCGCGTTGTTTATACACACATGAATTTTGAGCTGTATCGTATCGGATTGATGCCTTATGAATACTTCCAGCTGGGGTATTATAATTATTCATGTCATTGCCACGTAATGTGGGGTGTGCTTCGTAATTTCTGCTACCAAACGCAACACCTGATTTATTTGGATTTCCATTATAGGAAACACTATTTTGTTCTCTAAATGTTACGTTTGCATTGTACCCATTTGTATTTTCAGACGCAACCATATTTTTTGCTGTGTATATGACCGTTATAAGTATTATGAGTACCTCTTTGTGTTGGAGCAGCACCGTCATTGTAATATACACCTGTACCTGTATTTTGATTTTGAACATTTATTTCGTTCATATTGCATTGTTCTCGTTGACCTTCACTAACTAAAACAGAAGATGTTGTGTAACCACCAGCACCATTTCCTGGCATACTTGGGTTTCCATAAACACCACAATCTGTACGATCAAAATCTCTTGTTGAGTTATTTGTATATACAGTTGTTGCATTAGACATGTTTGCTGGTCCTGTAATTCCAACTGCGGGATTGCATGATTCACGTTGTGTATCATGAACAATTGTTTCACTTCTAATACGAGGTCCCGATACTGGAGCACCTTGCTGGGTTACAGGAACGTCACAAAGTGTGTAATATCTTTCTGGTTTCTTATTATCATTGATAGTTGGTAACATATTGCGTTCATTTGTTACGCCTTTTCCAGAAACTATTCTGCCGCCAAATGTGTGTTTCTTATAGCTATTTGCGTTATTTGGTAAAATTCTATACATATCATGAAATCCTCCTTTAGATGCAACGTCTGTATTCACGTTCAGACCCGGCCCTACGTATTGTTTTTCTATTGGGGAAACGTTATTCATAAACCCTGTAATATTATTTGCGTATCTGTCCTTACGATTGTCATCTTCAAGACTAAGTTGAGTTCCATGTACATTTGTTAATTTTGCTTGAGGTTGAAATAATGCTTCACATTCCTTTTTACTTTGAAAGCCTATGTTGTCTGTACCTGTGAATGTTTCCAAACTACGTTGTTTATATACATCATTTGTGTTTTGTGATTTTGTACTTTTGAAATAAGGGTTCATATTATTATGAGTAGGTATTGTTGTGTCATTACTGAAATTGGGTATTTATTTGAACGTTCTAATTTTTTTGAATTATTTTAAATCACGGCGGGGAGGTACCTTGCCATCTTTAGATAGTTCAAAACCTATATATGCTAAACCTGATAATATTAAGATTTCCATATATTAAAGTATAATAAAATTTTAAAATTACTGTACAAATATTTAAAGATGTGCACATTTGCTGCCATACCTGGACTTTAACTTTAATTCAGACCCACATGATGCAACTTGACAATCTTTGGAATTTATTCTAGTCTGAAATCCACCTCTGTAAGGTTCGTTAATAATAATGTGTGTAATTTCTTGTGGACTATCATGAGGATTCTCAAATCTATCAATGTTTACTTCTGACAAAACATTACATGATCGTTTTGTACGACTGCTTATTGGCTCAAATGCTTGAAAATTTGTTATGTTTGTATTCTTAATCATATTTAATGCTTCATTTGTTTGCAGTTTAGGTACCAT